TAAGTTTTTTTTTAAATTAAATTTTTATTTTCTTTTTTTGCAAAGGCGTAAATCTGAATTGAGGATTCGTCATCGCTTCGTTTTCTTCTTTATTCTCTTTGGCTTTATTTTTTTCTGTATTATCCGGACTCGTCATCGCGTTTAATACTTCAATTATTTTTTCTTTCCCAAATTCTCTAATAGTGTTCAAAATGTTTGTATTTGAACGGTTTTTTATTATCAACGCCTCTTCATTCGCCCCCCATGTTACAAGTGAAAATTCGTGCAAATATACGTCTGTATGTTTCAAATGTAACTCATCATTATCTTTTCTTTCAATAGTGTATGTGTTTTCAGAAAATCCGATAGATATTTGTCGTAAATCTTCGTTTTCTATCAATGCAATAGCATCTTTGGCGTAAGATATATCTTTTGAAATTTCACAATGAAATTTTAATCCAATCTCATCCTCTTCCAATGTAGGAGTGCCTAAAACCTGAGTTCTATTGTGCTGATATAACATTTTTATTGAATTTTTCTTTTCTTTCCCCGCCCTTGCATTAATAGACTTTGCAAATGCACCACGTTCAAAACTCTCATAAAATTCGATAAATCCAAAATCTTCTATCCAATCAAATACGGGATATTCGTTATTCCATGTTGTAGCATAACCCTCTACAACATAGGTGTTTTTGTTTTCTGTTAATTTTGCTTCCCTTATTTTTAAATAGGTAAATTTTTCTGTCTTTTCCATTTTAAATATTTTTTGATATTTCTATAATTTTATCATTATAATCAACCCCCGTCATTTCCTTTATTTTTGCATAAACATCAATTTTTTCAGATAAAGTCTTAATCCTTGTGCTTTCATCGTCTTGCAAAACTTCAATATTAGAAAAATCTGGTATAATATGCTCATTCGGTTTAAGAGAAAATAGACTTTCTAACATCTCGGAAGCGTCAAACGCTACACTTTTTATTGTATTTTGCCAAAGAAATCTCTCTGCATCTCTTTGATTATTGAAAGTTGTATCAGTTTCACGACCTAATAATTCTTTTTTTACTCCATAAACAGCTGCAATTGCAATACTATCAGCTTGTACTTCTCGAAAAGGCTCTAATTCGCTAATTGTAGCTAACGTTTTTATAAATTCCAACGGAACACTGGAAATTCCTTTAATATTATTTAATTTAGAGATATTGTATTCCTTGAATAATTCAGTGGCAATACTTTGTTGAGTAACAGGGTCAAGAGCCATATCAAAAGCGTTTTCATTTGCTGCTTTTTTTGTAATAATTCCTGCCATCCCGTTGTTATTATAAACATTCCAACGTGCCATATAGACTGCGGATAGTAAATTTATGTTTCTTTCAACAATTTTTAACGGACTTGTGCCAAATTTTGTTTCATTATTAAAGGTTTGCGGTAAATAACAAGAATAAAAAACATCTTTTTTTGATATAAAGTAATCATTATAGAAATAACCTTTAATATTATTATCTTTTGAAACAATAAGACCTCCTTTATTATTTGTATAATCTGGGAATACAAGGTCTGTATTTAAAACATTTGCATAGGAAATATAATTTCCTGTTTTAAGAAAGTGAACAAATGCGTTTCCACTTGCCATATAATTGAACGCATAATTATAAATAAATTGCGAAAATGTTGTAATATCATTCACTTTTCGCATAAAAACCTTTTCAAAATTATTAAATTCAATAATTTTTCCGTTGTCATCAACTTTTATATATTTAAGGTTACAAACTTTGTCGGCACAAATATCAATAGGGTTGAAAATTTCATAAAAACCCCTTCCCCAAAGTATTGAGAAATTTTCATCGAATTTTTCACAAACATCAAAGTCCTTATTCGCAAAATACCAATATGAATTTTGCCTTCTGAATTTGTTAAAAAAGTTTCTGATACTTATAGTTGCCATTATTTTTTAGCTTGTTTTTTATTCGTTTTTTTAATAGATTCTTCAGTTTTGTTTTTTGTAATATAATCTGAATACTTTATGTCTAAATAAGAGTTTCCACCATTAGTCTTATATTCTTTATATAGCTTTTCAATAGTTTCATACATTTCGGGAGAGTGGTCAATCAACTGCATTATTTGTAATCTCAATTGTTGTTGCTTAACATATTTTAAATCGCATAGAACATCGTTTTGTGTTTTTAATACCTTTTCTATCGTTAAATTTACTTTTTTATGTTCTTCACTATGCCTTTTGTCTTGGTTTTCAAATTTTTCAAATTGATTTACAAGGTAGTTGTTCATTTTTTCAAACAGTTCAAATTGAGCATTATTAGTTTCGGTTGCTTGACCTTTTAATTCATTCTCCATTTTAATATTAATTAAATGCAAAGTTCTTTTTTCAAATTTTCTGTTGAAAATCCATTGTATTGTAGCAAATCCACCTATTGCAGATACAAGAGTTATTACATTTTCTAACATAATTCTATCTTTTAACACGTTTTTTTTATTAAAATATTACCATCTCTTAATTCTATTCCATCCAAACTATCATTGAACAAATTTGCAATTCCCGCATCAATACTTGCTTCTCTTAACGCTCCAGAAATCCTATCTCTATCATATTTTGTAAAATCTTTGAAATTATATTGTTGTAATAATAGTATTAAATTATTCATAATAGGGTACAAAATAGGCTTATAGACATTGTTTTGCCGCTCATCCAATAAATAATCCCTCTTACTATTAGTAACTATTAGAATTTGAGGTTTTATGAGAATAGAGCCATCAATTCTGTGTTGTTCTTTTAAAGATGACAACATTATAATTGCTGGATATTTATTTATTCTCTCAGTTGCAGTTCTGTCTGCGGCATTTAGAGATAAGCCAATATTCACAATATTATCATAATAAAAAGTTGCCTTTTCATTCGGAAATCTCGTGTTATACACTTGCCCTAAATTAATCCACCAATCATAAACTATAATCATAAACCTAAAAAATTTCTATAACGTAATTTTGTTTTTATTATATTAGTAATTTCATTTTCGTAAATTTTTAAATGTTTTATCATGTCATTCCAAACACGCAAACATTTTATATCCATGTTAACTGTTCTTGCATTATTTTCGGCTTCAATTGTTATTCCCGAACCTGTTAATCTCTCTTGCTCGTTGGTTGTATATTGTAACCACACCCAAGCAATTAGCGGAGTTTTTATTTTTGCAAATTCAGCTTCCGCAACTGCTTTTATATCAATATCAACACTTTCTAATCTTGCAGATAAATCGGAATAATACGTTAATGGAGTAAAAAATTCTGCAAAAAATAAAGGTTCTTCATTATCAATATACCATTTAAGCAAATTTTCATTTAACTGAAATTGCCCAATAGCATATTTTCCAACAAAATCAGTAACGGATAATAACGACATAATATTTATTCTTTTACTTCAATTTGTTTTTCTTCTTCAACCTCTTTTTTTACAACCTTTTTTACTTTTGCATCTTTAGTCTCTTGTGGAATTGATTTTACAACTAAATAGCCAAGTCCTAACAAATGAAAAAATGCAAACGTGTTTTCTTTAACTCTTTTTTCGTCTTTTCCCTTTTTTAGAGTAACGAATTTTTTAACTACTTTCATTTTTTTTATATTTTAAAATGTTATTATTATGGTTCTTGCGGCGGAGCTGGTGTTTCTGTAAATTCAATCTTAATAAAATTACTTGTTTCAATAATCGTTCCAGTTTTTGAAATTGTAGCATCAATAACAACCGAACAAGCCACATTTGCTATTGTAGTAATAGTAAATGCAACTTTTTTCAATGGTTCAACTGAATCTTTAGTAAAAGTAACTGTTGTGTCATCGCAATTAGCCAATTCTCCTTCTACAACCTTTGCATAACTCCAATCAAGTGTGTCAAAATCAACCCCTTCTAATGGTGTCATTTCCAAATCTAATGTAAAAACTCCAAGTTTGTCCAAAACTGTAATCGTTTTTGTTTCTGCATCATAGTCTAAAATATCTTCGCCACCAAACATTAAACTTTCGGGTGCAATAGTAATTTTTGGAACATCTGAAAATTTTACGGAAATCATCTTACTTATTCCTACAATTCCCAAACTATCCTCAATAACTGCTTGAATTTTCAAAGTACACGCTTCATCTTGAATTGTGCCTATATCAAATGTACATTCGGTTTCATCCAACTGGTTTGGAGTGAACGTAACTGCGGTATCATCACAATCTACTAACTGACCTGCAACCTCTTTTGTAAAACCCCATGTAATTGTGGTATAAGGAGTTGTTTGAGGAATTGTAGCTTTCATTGTCAAATCAAAATCCCCAAAGAGATTGACAATTGAAATTTCATCATTTGCGAAATTAAGTACATCGGTCGGTACACCTTGAACATCCAAAGTCATTGCAGTTGGAGTTGCTGCAAATTCAATAGGAATATCAAAAAATTCCGTTTCAATAGGTGTTCCGTTTCCAATAACACCCCACTCGCCTTTAATTTCTGCGGTTGCAATTATTGAACAAGCCTCTCTATCAACAGTTGTAATTGAGAAAATAGCTTCTGTTTCATCGGCGGGATTTACTGTAAATGTAACATCAGTATCATCACAATCAATAAGTTCGCCTGCAACTTGTTTTTGAAATTTCCACGTAATTATTTCCCATTCAATTTCTGCGGGGATTGTAGCTTTTAATGTAAGTGTAAAATCGCCATATTTATTTACAATAGCAATTTTGTCATCCACAATATTCAAAACATCCGTTGGAACGCCGCCAACATCAAGTGTCATTGCAGTTGGGGTAATAACAAAATCAATCGGATGCAATTCATCATAAGGTCTATAACCTTTTGAATAGAAAAATTTGTGTGCATAACTATTTTTGGGCACATAAAGTCTTACGCCTTTACGATATAAATTAATAAAAGGTATTCTTCTGCTCATTTCTTTTTT